GTGGGCGGCGGGCGGGGATGTGCTAGGGCCGTTGCTGGGGCCGGTGGCCGGGTCGCTGAAAGTAGCGCTCCTGGGCGTGGGCGGGGTGGCTATCGGGATCTATGTCACTGTCTGGGCGATGCAGAAGGCGTGGGGGCTGTTCAAGGGGCTGGTTGATGATCCGATGGTCCGGGGGATGACGTGGAACTACGACGGTAAGCATCCCGGCGGCGCGATGAACGAACGCGGCGGCGGTGGCGGTGCGGTGGACGGTTTCTATGGCGACCCGATGCAAGGGCACACGATGGCCGACTACGGGGACACTGACGATTCCGGCTGGTCGCAGAGTCAAGAGTATGAGGACGAAATGAACGCGACCGGGCCGGATCACCTTGATTACGAGGCGGATGCGGCTGAGAAAAACGCGGCGGCTATCTCGTACTTGGACCGGTACCGATGACTACGGCGCTGACGGATCCGCAGATTGTCTACGTGATCGCTGCCGGTCTGGGCCTGTTCCTGCTCGGCGTGATCGCGGTGGGGACGTGGCGGCGATGATGCTCCCGATCCCGGTGGCGCTGCCGGTTCACGCGGCTCCTGTGTTCGCCGATCCTCTGTGGTGGGCGTGGTTGGCGCTGCTGTTCGTGATGGTGGCGCTGTGGAGTATCTGGCTGGTGCGGGGGTGTCGGGGTGAGTGATCCGACGATGGCGGTGCTGACGTTCGCGGTGGGCGCGGTGGCTATCCCGTTGGCGTTCCTCGCGGCGTGGTCGCTGTTCAAGGGCCTGCTGTCATGACTGCGGCGGATGCGGTGCAACTGCTGTTCGTGCTGCTGGTCGCCGGTCTGTGCATGGGCCTTATCGGGGCTGTGGTCACATGACTTCCCTTCCCGGCCGGGGCGGGTTCCCTTCTCTGAGTGCACTTGGGGGTGAAATGAAACTCTCAACTCTCAAGGGTCGCCTGCTCGCAGTTCCGGCTGTCGCCGCGGTCCTCGGTGTTGCTGCTGCCGCTGCTGCGTCGGCTGCTGATGTGGTCACCCCGGTGATCACTACGGCGACCGCTGACTTGCAGACGACTCTCCTGGCGACAGGTGGTGTTGCCATCGGCATCGGCGGTGTGGTTCTGGCCTTGCGTAAGGGCTGGAAGTTCTTCAAGGGCATGATCTGAGCCCTTGCTCCATGGGGCGGTGTGGCTGGTGCGGAGGTTCCTGGCCGCACCGTCCCTTGCAACTGTTTAAACGAGGTGGAGGTTCGTTGTGCTAGGTCGGGTGGCTCGTGCTGGTGCTACGGCGGTTATCGCCGGGGTGCTGGTGTTTGCTGTGCCGATCTCCGCGCAGGCGTATTTGGATCCGATCACGACGGGTGAGTACGTTCTGGGGGCGGTTCGTGCGGCTGCTCCGGTGGAGGCGGGTGCGGGCATCATCGGGCCAGAGGGGACGCTGATCGTGTCGACGGCGGTGACGATTGGCGCTCTGGCGTACGCGACTCGGGATACGTGGATGCCGTGGGTTGCGGGGCTGTTCGGTGCGGGTGGGTCGAGCACGGCGGGGGGCACGGCTGCCACTCCTGCGGCGGTGATGACGTGGTCGGGTCCCTCGTCTGGGGACGCGACGGTCCTCGGGGTTACGGCGTCGTCTGGGTCGTTGTCGCCGAACAACATTGTTGCGACGGTGACGATGCAGTGCGCGACCGCTGGCGGTATTAACACGAGTGCGAATTGGGGGCCTGGGTATCTGTTCGTGGGCATGGGCGCGAATCAAGTCAAGACAAACGGAAGCATGGTTGCGTGCGCGGTTGGCTCTACGATCACGTCGGCGCAGGGCACATTCACGCAGGACGGTAGCGGCGGGGGGTCGCTGAACTCGCTGACGTGGGGGAAGTCATTCAATCCTCAGACGGGCGCGACGTACACCGTGGCGTCGAATTGCATCAAGCCTGACGGTACGACGGGCACGATCACAGCGACCACGGCTAATCCTGGTCTTGGTGGGCTGATGGTTCCTAGTTGTGTGGCGGCGTTCGGGCCTGGGTCGCGTGGGTCGCAGTTCGTGGTGAGTGGTGGGCAGACGGGAACGACGCCGCATCAACTGTCTACGTACCCGGTCCCGACGGACGCGCAGACGGCGGTGCTCTATCCGAATTGCGTTGGGGTGGGGGCGATTGCGTGCACCTACATCGTGGAATATCAGGGGGTGGCGTGCACGGTTGGGCAGGCTGAGTGTGTCAATTGGACGCTTCGGGACCTGGCTTATCCTGCGGATTATTCGTGCTTCTATGGGCCGTATTTCGTGTCCAATATTGACCTGTGTTCGATTGATGAGCGGGCTTATGAGCCGAACGGGACACGGCTGACGAAACTCAATACCGATGGGGATCCTTGGACGTACGATTCACCTGCTCCGGCTGGGATGCCTGAGGTGGCACCGGGTACGGGAACCTCGACGGGAACGGCTCCGGGTCCGGGGACGGGGACAGGGACCGGGACGGTTCCGGGGGGCTCGACGGGTACGACACCTTCTCCTACCGGTGTTCCTCTGACGAACGGGGACTGTTGGTCGGGGGGGGCGTTCTCGTGGAACCCGGTTGATTGGGTGTTGACACCGATTAAGTGTGGGCTGTCCTGGGCGTTCGTACCGAGGACGGCGACGCTTGCCACCTTGACGGCAACGGCAAAGACAAACTTGACCACGCAAGGCATTGGGCCGATGGTCGCGGCGGTGACGACAAACGTCTCTAAGGTTGGCGGGTCGGGGACGGGCTGCACCGGACCATCGGTGACCTTTGCGGCGGTCGGGATCACGAAAGTGATGACGCCTTTCAATGCGTGCACGGCACCTATGTCAACGCTGGCAAGCATTTCGTACGCGATGACAACGATTGTGGTTGTTCTCGGCGGCGGGTTCGTGGCGGTTAAGGCAGTCGGTGCCGGGTTTGGCTTCAACTTCTCCATGCGGCGCGGCGGCGGTGATTCCGCGTGATCACTGAGTGGGTCCTGGGCGTTGGCGGTTGGCTGCTCACGACGTTGTTAGGGGCTCTCCCGACCGTGACGGTCCCGGCCTGGATGTCCGGCAACGACTCGGCGTTCTCGACGGTGTTTTCGGCGGCGGGGACGATGGGTGTGTGGTTCCCGACCACCCTGGTTATCTCGGTCCTGACAGGGGTTCTCGCGCTGTGGCTGGTCGGCTTCGGGATCAAGTTGGTTCGGATCGTGGCGTCCTTCTTTACTGCCGGTGGGGGTAGTGCGGCGTGAGGTTCCGAGGGGTTCTGCTGCGGCTGTTCCTTGTGGGCATGGCTGTGTGGTGGGCGCTGTCCGACGGGCCTTTGCGGGCGGTCGGTGAGTGGGCCGTGACGGTCTACGTGTTGTGGCGTGCAGCGCCGGCCATCCGTCCCGACATCGGCCGGCTTATCGGGTTTCTGTCCGGCCTGGGCGGGCGCGTGCGACTGCCCAGCGGTCGGGACCGGGGTAACACGCTGTGACGGTTCTCCGGTTCCTGGCTCGGACCAAACAGAGCGAGGCTGCGCGGGCGCGTCGCTGCGCGTACCCGATCCATTTCTACGTGGGTCGCAACGGGTCGGGTAAGACTCTCGCGGCTGTCTATGACACTCTCCCGAGCCTTGACGCGGGCCTGCCGGTTCTTTCGACGGTTCGGATCCTCGACTTTCGGAACCCTCGACCCTGTGACGATCCGCGCTGTTCGGATCTTGAACATGATTTCGGGCATATGGCGGCTCACCCGCTCTATGTGCCGTTCACGATCTGGCCTCAACTTCTGGACTGGAAACGGGGCACGGTGATCATGGATGAGATTACGGGGGTGGCCGATTCGAACGAGGGTGCGGCGCTTCCCGCTGCTGCGGCTAACACTCTGGCGCAGTTGCGCCGGGTTGACATGGCGGTGCGGATCACTGGCCTGAACTTTGTCCGGGCCAACAAGCGGATTCGCGAGTCCGTTTCGGCTGTCACCCGCTGTCAGTCGTCACTCCCGGTCACGGCTTATCACGAGGACGGGTCGGCGAAGTTGTGGCGTACGAGGCGGATGGCCAAGTGGGTGACCTACGACGCGCAGTCCCTGCCGATGGATGACATCACGGACGCGGCATATTTGAAGGCTGACAAACTGGTGTCGGGTCGTCACTGGATCCCGACATCGTTGACCCTCAAGGCATACGACACGTTCAGTCCGGTCCTTAGCGTTGGGACGGTGACAGATAGCGGGCGGTGTGCGTTCTGCGGGGGTAACAGGAGGGCTCCGGAGTGCTCATGCTTGGATTATCAGCAGGCCAAGCACGAGCGAAAGGGCGCCGGAGCGCAGACGCGAAGCGGCGAGCACCGCCGTACCGTCGCTGGGGGGCAACTGAAGTCCGCTAATGAGGGCGGTTGCACCTGTTCATCCGGTCACGTCCTGGCCTGTCCTGAACGGGTGAGGCACTAA